TCGCTGATGGCACGTTTGTCTCCGTCGCATACAACAGCGACGCCGCGACGATGGTCGAGGGCGCCGACGGCAGCCCTGCGATCGCGTTCAAGCGCGGCGCGCGTGGCGCGACCATCACGCTGACCTGCCTGCAGACCTCGCTCGGCAACAACGTGCTGAACGGCTTCCTGCAAGCCCAGAAATATGCCGCCAGCGGAGCTGCCACGGTCAGTGTGACCATCCGCAACAACCAAGGCGGCGAGCTCGTGAGCATGCCGCGCGGTGTGTTCATGAAGGAACCTGACGTCAGCTATGCTGCGGAGATCAGCAACCGCGAGTGGACGATCATCGGCCAGATCACCTCGACCTACGCTGGCTACGCGGTGTAACCCATGCTGACCACCACGACCGTCGAGATCGCTGGGCGCACGTACACAGTGGGGCAACTGCCTGCGGATCGCGCGTTCGAGGTCGGCTGCATCGTCGCAGAGTGGCGCGGCAAGATCGTGGAGCGGATGGGCGACGCGGCACTGGTAGCTACTGAGGCCAAGATCGACAGCATCGCTGCTGGCGGTCGTGCCCTCGTAACCATCGCGCAGATGCTCCGTGATGCGGAGTACCGCGAGAAGGTCTGGCGCCCTGTGCTGTCTGTCTGCACCTGCGACGGCGTGCCAGTGCTGCGCGATGACTGGACGACGACCTACGCGGGCGATCGGCTGGTCGAGCTCTATCAGCTGCACGAGCGAAGCATCGATCACTCGTGCGGGGGTTTCTTGCGGGGGCTGGGCCTAGGCGCCGTCCCAGCCCCCAGCCTCTGACCGCACGGCCCAAGAGCTGGGCCGATTTGCGTAGAGAGGCGCACCAGACGCGCTGGCTGTGGTGGCTACCTGTCGAGGCTGGCTACGCAGCCAGTCTGATCGAGGTTCAGCGGGAGTGGTCGCTAGATGACGTGCTGATGGTTGCAGATCGCGTGGCAGAGCGCAACGATCAGCAGGAACGGATCAGGCGAGAAGCCGACAGGAGGCGCCCTAGATGATCGTCCGCGACCTCCTGATCAAACTAGGCTTCTCGACAGACACCCGACAGCTATCTGGCACTGAGAAGCAGATCGATCGCCTGCGGGCATCGACAATCGCTCTCGGCGGCGTCATGGCCAACCTGGCACAGCAAGGCCTCGGCAAGGTCGCCAACGAGATGCGCGCCAGTGCTGAGTCGTCGATCGAATTCGGTCGAGGCATCGCCAACCTGTCGTCGATCATGGGCGGCACAGAGGCAGACACGCGCAAGATGGCGCAAGCCGCTAAGGATCTGGGCAAGGAATTCGGCGTGATGCCTGAGCAGATCAGCGCCGCCATGTATGACGTGGTTGGCTCGCTCGGCTACACAGGCGACACAATCGCCCAGACTCGCGAGGCTGTGAAGCTGGGCAAGGCTGGCGCTGCGACGACCTCCGAGGCGTTCCAGGTGCTGATGCGCACCACGCTGGCCTACGGCGACACCAGCGAGGCCGCCATGCGCAAAGTCTCGGATCTGGCCAGCGCCACGATCCGCCTCGGCGTGCTGACGATGCCTGAGCTGTCAGCGTCGATCTCGAGCGTCACCCCGCTGGCATCGTCGCTCGGTGTCTCACTCGAGGAGCTCTTCGCCGTCCAAGCTGCGCTCTCAGGCCCGAGCGGCTCAGCGTCTGAGGTCTACACCCAGATGAGCAGCGCCATGACGGCGCTGCTGCGCCAGAACAAGACCATGGAGGCGCAATTCGAAAAGACCTTCAAGTCCAAGGGCATCGAAACCGTCGCGGAGGCCATCGGCAAATTCGGCCTGCAAGGCACGCTCAAGCAGCTGGTGGACGACGTAGGTGGATCGCAGGAAGCGCTTACTGAGATGTTCGGGCGCATCGAGGCCGTGCGGTTCGCGCTCGCTGCCACAGGCTCGCAGGCTGGTCGATACACACGGATGCAAAAGGAGCTGACGCAGGTCACAGGTGAAGTCGATCGCGCCGTGGCAAAGCAGACGACAGGCATGGGCGCGGCAGCGTTCGCTCTGGACAAGACGCGAGCAGCTGCGCAAGCAGAGCGCATCGAGATCGGCGAGAAGCTGGCGCCAGCCATGATCGGCCTCGAGGCTGCTGGCGCCAAGGTGTTCGCGATGTTCGCTGATAACATCCTGCCAGCCTTCACCGCTGGCAGCGGTGCGATCATCCAGATGAGCGACGCCACGACGGTTCTCGGCGGCGCGCTGAACATCGTCGGTCGAGTCCTCGGGGCAGTGCGGATTGCGATCGAGTCGGTGCTGTTGCTTGCGCAGCAGGTCTACGCTGTGATCACTGGTCTGCTGGCCGCATCGATCCAACTCGCCAAGCTGAACCCGAAAGGCGCTGCAGCCGTCCTCAGCCAGATGCCCAAGCAGATTTCAGAGAATTACGCGAATTACAAGCAGTCTGTTGCAGGTACAGCGGAATTCGTCTCGACAGGACACGATCCCAGCAAGACATCAGCAGCACGAGCAGCAGCATCAGCTGCAGCCATGGAGCGGATCACAGGTCTATTCGGCGCAGCGCAAACGGCGCTGAGTGGAGCGCTGCAGACGCCGATGGTCCGTGCGGACGTCGGAGGCGTGACTGTCAATGTCACTGTGCCAGCTGGGACCACGGGACAAGGCGCTGCGCTGATCGCTGATCAGGGATCGCGTTCGATGCTGGCCCAGTTCATGGCTGGCGTCCAGCAGTCGTTCCCTGTGCAGCAGCCAGGAGGCTGATCCATGCCTACCAGCCCAGCCACACAATTCCTGCTCGCCACCGGTCAGATCCTGACGCCCGACACCTGCACGTCCATGCAGCACGAGGCCAGCGCTGAGACGACTACGCATCCCGTCGAGGATGGCAGCAGTATTGCGGATCACGTCATACGCAAGCCCCAGACTCTGACGCTGACCACCAGATGGACGCCGAGGCCACCTGAGCCAGACTACCTGCCTCTGGGCAATCACAGAGGCCAAGATGCTTTCGACGCTCTTGTAGAGGCACTGCAAGCCCGCCAACCAATCCGCATCGAGATGGACGGGATCACCTATGATCCAGTCGTCCTGACCAGCGTCACGATGCCGCGATCGTTCGACGACGGCGACGGTCGCGAGATACAGATCCAAGCCACGCAAATCCAGATCGTCAGCGGCCAGACGACCCGAGTTCGTGTCAGCTCTCGCAACGGCTTCAAGGGCAAGGCAAAGGCCAAGAGGACGAACGTGACACTGACGCGTGCAGGCGCCGCAGTCGCTGCGACGGTGGCTCTGCTGTCCAATCGTACCCTCACGGCGCTGGCCTACACAGGGATCGCAATTACGAGGTGACTCGATGGCTGCATTCGTGATCCCGACGTTGACGGGGCCAGAGACTACGCCGCAGGTCTTGCGAGTGACCCTTGACGGCGAGGTTTACCAATTGGCGATCCGCTACAACGAACGCGCAGCAATGTGGCGCATGGACGTCCGCAACGACTCAGGCACAGCGCTGGCGTCTGGTCTGTCGCTGCGCAACGCTGGCCTGCCTGCCAATCTGTGCGTGTTCCGTCTCGATGGTCTGCCCAAGGGTCTGCTGCTCGCATTTCCCACTACCACCTCGACCGCAGACGCTGGTCTGGAGGAGCTGGGCGGACGAGTCTTGCTGACGTACCAGCAGACTGAGGTCGTCTACTGATGGCCACGCTTTACGGGCGCCAGTGGTCGCTGACAATCGGTGATCGCCAGTGGACTGATTTGCGCGTGGTCTTCGAAGTCAACCGCAATCTGACCAAGCACCCAGATCCAGCTGTGATCACGGTCTACAACCTCGCGCAGCTGACTCGCAGCGGGTTCTATCAGGGCGAGCAGGTCAGACTCGTCGCTGGCTATGGTGATGCCGCAGGGCTGATCTACGCAGGGACGCTGACTGGGCTGACTCCTCAGCGGGATGGAGCAGACTACGGCGTCACTCTGTCCTGTCGTGATGGTGATGCGGCTTATCGGGCTACTGTGCGACAGTCTTACTCGGCGGGCGCACCTCTGCAGCTCGTCGTGGATCGATTGGCCTCAGCCATGGGGCTCGGCGTATCTGCTGGATCTCGTGCGTCCTTGGCGGGCAAGTCTACTCGTGGACCGCTGGCACAAGTGGGCTACGCACAATCAGCTCTGCAGTCTGTGCTGCAGCCATTCGGCCTGCGTTACACGATGATCGACGGATCGATCGTCATCGTCACCGACAACGGAGCGACAGACGAGCAGGCGATCCTGCTGACGCCCTCGAGCGGCCTCATCGGGTCGCCTGAGCCTATGACCGACGAGGCGCCACCGATCGGCGCCGTCGTCAAGCGACTGCGACTGACTTCACTTCTGCAGCCTGGCTTCGTGCCAGGACGTCGAGTCTCACTGCAGGGCGTGCAATACGCTGGCGTCTACCGTGTCGACCGCCTGATCCACAAGGGCGACAGCCACGGGCAGGAGTGGTACAGTGTGGCAGAGTGCAGTCTGGTGGAGGACGTGTGATCGGGCCCACGATGGACGAAATGCTGGATCAGGTGCTGACGTCACGTCTGCAGACTGTCTACACGTCTCTGCCTGGTCGTGTCGTATCGTTCAGCGCTGCTACATCGACCTGCACGGTGCAGCCGTTCCCTGCGATCTATCAGGACGGCGAAGCTGTCGAGCTGCCCTTGCTATACGGCGTCCCAGTCGGTTATCCGAGCGGGGGCGGGTCGTCTATCACGTGGCCTCTGGCGGCTGGTGACATCGTGATCCTACTGTTCGCCGCAGCGCCGCTCTCGCGCTATCGCGTCGAGGGTGCAGAGACGGATCCACAGGAGGAGCGAAGGTTTGACCTGACCGACGCGTGGGCGATGCCTCTCGCTGGTGGCGCACAGCCCCCAGCGACGAGTGGCGCGCTGGTCGTGCAGGCGCCGACGGCGGGGCAGGTACGGCTGGGCGCATCCACCGCCACGCTCGGAGTGGCGCGCCAGACTGACAGCGTGCAGGTGACTGTGGCTCCTGACTGGATCGCGTTCGCCACTGCAGTCTCTGCGATCACTGGCGTTCCTGCTCCTGTGTCGGTTTCCTACAGCGGCAGCATCACTGGCGCCTCGACTACGGTGAGGTCTACCTGATGGCGACGATAGCATGGCGCGACCTCGCGCTGGACAACTCGGGCGACCTGGTGCTGGAGGTCGGCGACCTCAAGCTGCTGCAGGGCACTGATGCGATCGTGCAAGAGTGCCGAACGGCGCTGGGTCTGTGGGCAGGTGAGTATCCGTTCGACATCGAGCTAGGCACCAGATGGGATCAGATCCTGGACACCAAAGGCCTACAGGACAGCGCGATCGTCGCTGAGGTCCGACGCGTGCTCATGGGCGTGCAAGGCGTCCAATCCGTGGACAACGTGGCCATCGTGCGCAATACTGTCCTGCGGACTGCCACGATCTCAGCGAGCGTCCGCGGCAACGAGGGCGTGGTGCTGACGGTGCCGTCTCTCGAGCTGGGCGTGGGAGTGTAGCATGCCAGGACCTACCTACGGGCCAGACGGACTGCAGATCCAGACTGCGACAGAGGTGCAGGCGGATCTCGCTGCGTACCTGCAGAGCGAATTCGGCACCACGATCCAAGCGACCAACGGGCAGACCGTCATCGGCCAGCTTGTCTCGGCGCTGTCGCAGATCCTCGTGCAGCACCAAGAAGCGATCGATGGCGTCTACCAGTCCCTGCACCTCGACGGCGCAGAGGGCGTCAATCTCGATCGACTGGTGCAGCTGCTCGGGTTGACGCGCAATCTCGCGACCGCCTCGACATGCACGATCACGGTCGCGAATACTGGCCCAGTGATCGTCGCGGTCCCGACCGGTGCAGTGCTGCAGCATACGGCCACAGGCACGCTCTGGAGCGTTGACGTCGGCGGCAACGTGCCAGTCGCTGGGTCTGCCAGCTTTGCGGCTCGCAGTCTCGATCTGGCTCCGATAGCGATCGCACCCCTGTCTGCGTGGACGTGGGTGTCGTCTTTCGCTGGCGCGGGCTCGACAGTGATCAGCAACGCAGCCACGAGTCAGCTCGGCACCTATCAGGAGACCGACGCAGCTCTGCGTGTGCGCGTGCTGCAATCGGCGCACACGGCGGGCAAAGGCACCGTGCAGGCGATCCGTGGCGCCATCGCTGACCTCGACGGCGTGACGAGCTGTGTCGTGTTCGAGAACACCAGCAACGTCCCTGGCATCACCTCGCCAGTCGTGATCCCGCTCCTGCCCGCGCACAGCTTCGTGGCCTGCGTGATCGCGCCAGCCACGCCTCAGATGGAGCAAGCGATCGCTGGCGTGCTGTATGACCAGAAGCCAGCGGGCATTGCGACCTACGGCAACACGGCAGTGACCTACACAGACCCCGACGGCGTGCCGTATGTGCTGAATTATGAGCTGGCTACATCGACGGCCATCGTGATCTCTGCCACCGTCAGCGGCGGCATGGCTGCTTTCTCGACGGCGATCAAGGACGCGATCATCACGTACATCGGCGGCACGCTATCGACTGGCGACACGGTGCAGGGTCTGGGAATGGGCAGCACGATCGTGGCCAGTGCGCTCGAGTGTGCGATCTACGATGCGACGAAAGTCAACGGCAAGAGCTCGTGCACTGGCGTCGCCAATTTGCTGTTCGACTATGCGCCAGCGCCGCCGCTGAACTCGGCGAACCTGACGATGCAGTGGAATGAGTACCCGATCACCAGCATCGCGTCGATCGTGCTGACGTTCTAGCAGGAGGTGGCCCGTGGCTGACATCCTGCCGCTGAACACGCCAGCCGAGGCCGTCGATCTGCTGCCGTCGCAGTTTGTCGACCAGCCGAATATCGCAGCGCTCTGGCGCGGTCTGGCGTATCCGATCCAGGACTACGAGGACACGCTGTTCTGGCTGCAGACGGCCTACAGCCTCGACAACGCAGACGGCGTGCAGCTGGACTATGTGGGCCAGCTGCTGAACCAGTCACGCCTCGGCGGCCCGTATCCTGTCGGCGAGTCTGATAGTGACTACAGGGTCAAGCTGCGCGCTGCCGTCCTGCGCAACAGAAGCAACGGATCAACTCCCGACCTGATCGCCGTGGTCAAGGCGTTGCTCAACGGCAACGCTGTGAAGGTGCAGATCATCGACACACCGCCCGCTGCGTTCGTGCTGCTGGTGCAGGTGACGACGCCGCTGACGTCTGGAGAGCAGACAGCGCTGATCGAATTCTGCGAGTCGGCGCGATCTGCGGGTGTAGGCATCGCTGGGCTGGCGTGGTACGCTGATCCGACGTTCGCCTTCGACGGCTTCCCTGATCCGCCGTTCCAGGGCTACGATGACGGCACGGGCGCCGTCGGTGGATACTGGGCCAATTACATTTGGCCCTGAGGTGCTAGATGGCTGGTGTCGTCAAAGACTTGCCGCTCAATCCCGCTACAGGCGCGCCCGAGACTGTGCCGTGGGCGACCCAAGGCACGACGCTGGCGCCCAACGCTGGGCAGATCTCGACTGGCTGGCAGCCCTACGGCGTCGGACCGCCGCCAGACTATCGCCTAGAGAACTACGCCCGACTTACGCAGAGCGGCCTGAACCTGCGCGCCAATCAGGCTGGCTTGTTTCTCGAGTACGTGTTCGGCGAGATCACGCTGGCTGGCGTAGCAGCTGGAGCGAACACGCGCGAGATCACGATCGCTGGCGTGCCGATGCAGTACACCGACCAGGTGGGCGACACGCTGGCAGACGTCTACGACGCCTTCGCCACGCTCATCAACACGACGCCAGTGGTCAACGCAGCCGTGTATGCGATCCATCCTGCGCCGCTGTCTCCTCTGGAGATCTACGGCACGGAGGCAGGGATCAAGCCCAACATGTCCGTCGCCGTCATCGCTGGCGCTGGAACCATCACGATCTCGCAGGCCTTCACGGATCCCGTCACACGGCAGGGCAATCAGGCGGGCTACGTCAGCGACGTCGTGATCGGCTCGCCCCAGCTCGACGACGATGCAGACCCGACGCATGCCTGCCGCATCATCCTCGACAAGAGCAAGAATGCCTTCTATGCGGGTTCCGCGACTGGCGGCGAGTGGGATGACGGCTCGCGTGGCAACAACACGATCAACCTCGGCGTAGACAACCAGACGACCGCGACCGCTGCCGTCGCGATGGGCAGCGACTGCATCGCCAGCGGCATCAGCTCGGTCGCGCTGGGCGTGGCTGCTGCTGCGTCTGGCTCGGCTGCTGTGGCCGTGGGTGACTCGGCAGGCGCCAGCGCCAGCGACACGATCGCGATCGGCAGCAGCGCGTCGGCCAGTGCCTTGTCGGCTGTGGCCATCGGCGACTCTGCATCAGCCACGGCAGCATCATCGCTGGCGATCCTCGGCAGCGCGACTGCATCTGGCGCCGTCGCTGTGCGTGGATCAGCCAGCTCTGCGGACTCGATCGCGATCGGCAGCTACTCGGTGGCTCAAGCCTCGTCAGCTATCTGTGTCGGCGCTGCGTCTGGTGCAGGACTCCTCGAGTCGAGCGGCACTGGCTCTCTGGCGACTGGCTATGGCAGTCTGAGCAACGGCATCGAGGCGAGTGGACGAGGATCACGAGCGCACGGTGCGCCAAACAACGCAACGAATGGGCCTGTCTATGCCTCTGGTGTTGCAGCAGATGCTATCGGAGAGCTCATCGACGCGAGCGGCGACTACAGCTCAGCACGCGGTCAGGGAGCAGTCTCCAGCAACCGCGGCGAGCACGTCGAGTCCCCATTTTGCGACATCACGCTGCTGAAGCAGGACAAGGGCAAGCACCAGTCTGGACGCATCACGCTGGCCTGCAAGACCAGCAACGGCACTGGCGTTAGGTTTTGCACCGACGCGATCAACGGCACTGGCAGCAACTGGACGCCTGCGAATTATCGCGCTTACGCCGTCAACGCCCTCGTCGTCGCCAAGGACGGCGCTGGCAAATATGCCAGCTGGGTCGGCACTGGACTGATCGAGAAGCAGGCGGGAACTGTAACGATTTTCAACACGGGCGGCATCTTTGGGCCTGGTGGTGCTACTCCAACGCACCATAACGGCGCAGGCTTCAATGCTCTGAACGTGGCTGTGACGGCTTCGGGCGGATCGGTCGTCGTGACTGCCACCGGCATCGCAGCGACGGATATCCGCTGGACTTGTGTATTCTTCTACGCCCAGACGGGCGAGGATCCCTAGGAGGACTAGATGGGCGTGGAACTCCAACCAGGTGCGATCTACCGTGTGACGGCCTCTGGCGCGTCGCCAGTCACCCTGACCAAAGAGTCGGGCGTGGTCGACGTCGCACGCGCGGCGTTGCTGCAGAAGGTCGGCGACACTGCGCAATTCGCGGGCGGCACGGCGATCACCAGCGAGACGCTGATCGAGGTCGCGGCCACGGGCGGCACTATCACGCTGGCTGGCGAGCCTGCACCTGCGACGCTCGGCAGCGCGACTGGCATCGTCGGAGCGACTGGCGCGCCGACTCTGGCCACTGACGGCTACAGCACGCTGAGCAATCGCTTCGTCAACGTCTGGGTCGGACTCGCGGGCGGCACCTCCTGCGACGTGCAGATTTACGTGTACCAAGCGACCGTGGGCTGGCTGCTCTACACTGACGTCCCGACGACGACGGTGTTGACCGCCAACGGCGGCGGTCTGTTCCAGCTCGAGCTGCGCGGGGCCTCGCGGGTCTATGCCCGCTTAACCAACTTTGTCGGCGTCGGCGCCACTGCGGCCATCGTGGTCGAGGGCGTCACCTACTGAGGTCGCGATGATCATCGCAGCACGACAGGCCCGCACGGCTAACAGGTTTGCCCCGAGGCAGACCAAGCGCAGCGTCGCTGGGTCGCAGATCCGCGACCTGTTCGGCCCCAGTCTGCTCATGTGGCTGGATGCCTTCGCAAACCCGACTCCGTATGGGTCGACAGTGGCGACATGGGCAGACCAGACCATGCGAGCCAACGCCACGCAGGCTCTTGCCAGCAAGCAGCCAGCGCGCGTGGTCAAGGCCAATGTGCCGTCTATGCAATTCGATGGCATCAACGACGGCATGGTCACGGCGGCGACATCGTGGCCTGTGCAAGCCGTGACGGTGTTCACGCTCAGGTGGCTGACAGACGCGACCAACAAGAATGTTGTTGAACGCACTGCGGATTTCAACGTCTCGACCGAGGGACTTGTGGTCTACGGACGCAGCGCTGAGGCTGGCGTCGCCTTGAAAGGCAATGTCGGGTACAGCCAAGGAGCGTTCCTGTCCTCGCAGGCTCTGTGGCGATGTAACGCAACGGTTTGCAATAAGGCAGCGATATTTGGGCAAGAGGTGGCCATCTATCAGGATGGGGTTCAGCAAACCTTGACGCTCTACTCGTCGAGCGACAACACCAACACATTCGGGACTCAGATCATGTCGATCGGGAGTCGCAACGGTGGCGCAGACTACGTGATCAACGGCTGGCTTTCCTCTGTGCTGGTGATCTCTGGCGCACGTTCGGCATCCCAGATCGCGTCGATCACTCAGCTGCTCATGCAGCGCGCGGGGATCGTATGAAGCTGACTTTGTTCCATCGGGCCGAGTCCAAGGCCTACAGCGGTGCATGCGATGTGGCAGATGTGCCAGTGCTGGACGCCGACGACAAACCTGCTGGGTTTGTCGGCGCGTCGTGGGGCGCGCACAAGCCAGGATCGTGTCTGCACTATGCCGTCTGTGAGCCTGAGGATGTGGACGCCAAACTAGACAGCTGGGGACTGCGGCGCGTGCCGCATGACTCTATCAGCAGTGAGGTGCCCTGATGCTTGACGCGCTGATCAAGGTCTGGCCGATCGTCGCCAGCATCGTCGCATTCGTGGCGGGCTTCGCCGTGTGGATCGGCAGCAATCTCGTGAAGTTGACGCGCTGGACGTCGGAGCATGACAGCCGCGTCGCAGCGATGCGCTCCGACGTGGACAGGATCGACCTGCGCACGACGTCGCTGGAGCAGACCACCCAATCGCACGCGGTCGAGATCGCGCGCATTCAAGCGAGGCTCTGATGGCGAGCAAGCGACTGATCCAGTCCCGCACCTTGCGCGCACTGAGCGGCGCCGTGGCCGTTGTGCTGCTGCGCATGCTGGCCAAGCACCTGCCGCACGACATGGCCAAGCTGGTCGCTGATGTGCTGACTGACGAGCTCGTGGCGCTGGTTGTCGCTGGTGCGACGGCAGCAGCCGGGTACTGGAAGCAGTGCGACTATCTGGAAGCGGCCAGCGTGGCGCGCGCCAAGACCGTGGGCGAATTGATCGCCGACAAGGAAACCAAACGATGAAGCACGTACTGATCACCGTAATCCTGGCCGCTCTGGCAGCTGGCTGCACCAAGGCGCCAGTCGCTGACTCTGACGCTGCTGTGGACGCTGTGGACGTCGACGCGGCAGACCTGCCTGACGCTGTGACCGTCGCTGACGCTGCGACAGTGGTCGATGCGGCGGCTGACGCTACTGGGGCTGACCAGTGAGGTGGCTGGCTGCACTGGCCCTGCTGACTGGCTGCGGGCCTATCACCTGCCAGCAGGTGGCAATCGGGATCTTCCCGCATCCGACGCAGCCGCGCCCTGCTGGCCGTGTGCTGGTGCAGTGCGACGGCAAGGCCGTGCTGATGGCTGACGCTGCGACGGTGACGCGATGATCACAGAGCAGATCAGGGCGAGCTACATCACCAGCCACTACCGCGAGCAGATGATCGAGGCAGTCGGCGCAGCCGTCAGCGGGTCGCTCAATGCGTCGCTGCCGCAGATCCCGTCCATCGTCATCGAGCGGGCCGTGGCTGCTGCGGTCATCGAGCTGGATCGCCTGCTGTCGCATCCCGTGCAGCTACAGACCGAGACGATCACGATCACCGACCACAGACCCTGAGGCACACATGGCCACCAATGCAGACACCTACCACGGCAAGGAAGTCGCAGCGGGTCGGCTGACTGCTGCCATGCTGTCGATGGCCGAGCGCCACGGTGGCGTCAGCGCGGTGCAGTCACGCTACGGACTGACCGCCGACGGGCTGGCTGGCGCCAAGACCCAGCAGATCCTGGCTGCGCTCGTCGATGGCAAGACGCCGATCCCGTATGGCCGCAACGGCGTCCTCGGAGCATACGGCGACTTCCGCTGGCGCGAGGGCAAGGGCGGTCGCATCGACATCGACGACGCATGGGAGGCTGCGCACATCGCAGCCTACCGCCTGCACACGGGTCGGACTGTCATGCTCCATCGCGCGGTGGGCGATGAATTCGTGGCGCTGTTCCGCGCGGCCTGTCAGGCGTCTGGCTACACACCTGCCAGCGTCCAGACGCACGTGCCGCGTCACACTCTATGGGATCCAGCCAAGCCGTTGTCGCTGCATAGCTGGGGCATCGCCGTGGACTTCGACCCGCCCAGCAATCCCATGGGAGGCAAGGGCAGCAAGCTGCGGACGCCCGCTGGTGCGCTGTTCGTGCAGGTGTTCCGTGATGCTGGCTGGACTTGGGGCGGCGACTGGAAGATGAAGGATGACATGCACTTCCAGCGAGCCTACGCCTGATCGCTCGCACTCAGATCACGCAGCTGCTCGAGGTCGCGCTGGGTGAGCGTGGCCAGCCGCTGCTGGTAGTCTAGGCACATCAGGCGCAGGCGCTCCACCTCGTCGCACAGCTGGCGCACTGGCTCGGCCAGCTCGTGACGGTGGCAGCGCGAGGCCATCCCGCGCCAGCGTGTCAGATCGTATGGTCTCACCACGGCAGATCCTCCTGAGCCACCACCACGGGCGGCGCGAACAGCGACGGCTGCGACGCAGCGCGGCTCACCCGCTCCAGCGCCTTGGCGTAGGTGACTGGGTCGCACTCTGCGCCCACCGCACGCCTGCCCAAGTCATATGCCGCCACCAGCGTCGTCGCCCATCCTGCGCACGGGTCGCAGATCAGGTCGCCCTCTCGGCTATAGTCTGCGACGATCTTGCGCATCAGATCCAGCGGCTTGCCGCCAATGTGCTGGCGTTCGGTCGCTGGATAATATGGACCGTACCATGGAGGATTTGACCAGCCACCTTGAAATTTCCGTAAGCGCGGGCGCGAGACCATCAGGTAGACCAGACCGCTGCCAGGACCATCGCCCGTCAGTCTAGGATGGTACGTCAGCACGCCAACGGGGGCGAAGTCCAGCCGCCCAGCGGCCACGTATGCCTCGCGCCAGACAGGGATCAGGTCATCGCTCGTCATGCAGGCCATCCAACCCCTGCACCTAGGTGCCCAGTGCGACACGAACGTATGTACGTCCTCTGGTGTCCAATGGGCATAGTGCAGATCGGTGCGGGTCTTCTGGCCAGTGGCGCTGCGCACCTGATCTGCTGCGGCATTGTGCCCTCGGTGTGTGCGCGCTCCATACGGCGGATCGCAGATCACCGCGTTTACCTCGCCGACATCTGCCAGCACGTCCTGCCACTGACCACAACGCAAGTCCAGCATCACGGCACCTCCCCGTCCCCATACGGATCCGACACCTCGCCTGCACCCGCGTCCGCGCTCGGGGTCACAGGGTCGGCGACGCAGGCCGACAGCAGCAAACAGAGCAGAAAGACCAGCCTCACAGCGACCTCGCCAGACGCAGCACGCGCGCCGCGTAGTGTTTGCCACAGGTACCGTGCAGGCCGCCCCAGCCGCAATTGTATGCGGCCAGCGCCTTGCCCCAGTCGCCGTGGCTGTGACGGTACCAGTACCGAAGCAGGCGCTCTCCCTCGCGGCGGTTGATTTCGGGGTCGTAGAGCTCGTCGGGCTTGCAGCGCGCCCACCGCGTGCACACCTGCATCAGTCCGCGATAGCATCCGCTCGTGGCAGTGGGCACGCCGCGCGACTCGACCCAGATGACTGCGGTTATGATGGCCTCTATACCTGGCATGTGTCCTCGTCTTTGCCTGACGTCGCGGAGCCGCCTGGTAGCCGTGTGCGCCCGTCAGGCTGTCGCGCCCACCGTGGGCGGCGATTGTGGATTGGTGGCGTCTGCGATGCGCTGGCCGATCCAGCGCACCACGGGTACCGCCCAGCTATTGCCCAACGCTTTGTATCGCGGGGCGTCGGGGCAGTCTGCTGCGGTCTTCTTGCGCCATGGGATTGCGGTATAGTCGTCGGGGAATCCTTGCAAACGCTCGCACTCGCGAGGCGTCAGGCGGCGCACTGCATTTTGCATAAGGATTGGTGTTTGTCCTTCGTCCAATGTGCTGTTAAAGCCCTTGTGCATCCTTGCTGTCAGACAATTGGCTATCTCGTATGGCTGCATATTACCGCTTGCAGCGCCTGCGGCAGCACCTTGCCACGCTTCTCGGCTCGGCGGAGTATCCCTGCGCACGCCGCCCCACTCAAATAGTACCGCTGCGGGATCGAAGTTTTTTCGAGCACTTGCGACAACGAACACACGACGGCGTCGTTGTGCCAGGCCGAAATGTTCGGCATTAAGGATCCGCCACGCGATTGCTCTCGCGGGGCCATACACAGCACCCGCGTCCGTCCACCTTCCCCCTGGCGGTTCCAGCGGCACAGACTCACCGGCAACGCCTGCAAGGAAACAGCCGAAGGCGTTGTCGTCGGTGTTGAGGACGCCGGGGACATTCTCCCAGACGATGATTGCGGGCTTGTGTCCTGCGGCTCGTCGAACAGCGTCAATTGCATCGGCGATCTCCACGAATGTAAGGGTCAGGTTTCCGCGCGCGTCGGCCAGCGATTGCCGTTGCCCCGCAACGGAGAACGCTTGGCACGGCGTGCCGCCGCACAGGATGTCGGGCGCCTCGACCTCGCCGGTGCGGATGCGCTCGGGCAGCAGGGTCATGTCCCCCAGGTTCGCAACCGTAGGGTAGTGGTGGGCCAGCACCGCGCAGGGGAAAGGCTCGATCTCGCTGTACCAAGCAGCAGCCCAGCCCAGCCCATGCCACGCTACTGTCGCGGCTTCGATGCCGCTGCATACGGATCCGTATCTCACGGCGCACCCTCCTCGATACCGATCAGCCGCCGAGCCGTAGCCCGCGCCTCAAATTCCTCACTCGCTCCGCAGTCGCACGGGCACGCCGCCCGCGTCACGCACCACTGTGCATGCGGGCCGATCTGCCAGTACCGTATTGCCTCCCGCAGCCGTCGCAAACGATCCAGCTCGGGCCACGTTTCCACCGCTTCTCGCAGTGCGGCACAGTCCATCGGCTTGCCCATCACAGCTCCTTCAGCGCCGCGTCGATACCGTCGCGGAGCTCTCGCAGTCGCAGGTACATCTCCTGCGTCGCCTCGCTCTTGCTCGCTGCTTGCGCTTGCAGGATCCACACACCGTTGCGGCGGGCAACTGCTAACCATCCCATCGCAATACGTCTGATCTCGACCTCGATCGTCTGCTTCACGGCGCGGCCTCCAGTGCAGCGACGAGCGCCTCAATCTCGGTTTGACATCCGACCGATACAAACTTGTCGCCAGTGTAAACGTGCCAGAACATAAGGTCATATGCTCCTGCGTCGTTTGCACATAGGCTTGGATCATCCCAAGCCTCCCGCACCAGCGCCAGCAGGCAGCCCAGCGTCGCGGGGTCGTTGAGATCGGGAAAGAATTTCAAACCGATGTCAAAAAACGTATGGCGATCGTCTGTACTACGCGCAAGCGCATAGCCGTTTTTGACGTCTACAACGACGTATCCATTTGTTGTCACCATCCCAGGCATCCACCGCCATCGCTTGCAGGCCACGGCGCGCTTTGCCAGTTCCTCGTTCATCGTCTCCTCCTCCGTCCCCGCCGTGCGGTGCCGACACCTTGCCGACACCGCAGGCGGGACACATCCCCGCAGTTATTCCGACCTCTGTGCGATTGGGCTGAGCCAGACTACGGGGCGATCGGCGCGCTCGACGCCGTCGGCTCTCATGTCCACGATCTGGGGGGCCTAGCCATCCCACAGACTCGGCACCTGTCCTGCGACGTCCAGGCGTGGCTGCGCTGGCTAGTGCACGGTGGCACCAGCGCGCGACGACCTCGGCCTGACGCACGCCGCTGGCGCTGGTAGTGTTTCGCGCACATACCCAGACCAGCGACTGCGCCACTGCATCCCTCGACCGTGCAGACCTTCACAGCACCACCTCGCAGCGCCCATCAGCCACAGCCTCGAGGACGCCCAGCACGCCGTGACGCAGCTCGTCGCTGGTGCCAGCGCATGCCAGCACGGGCTCCTCGAGGGCCAGCAGTGCCTGCAGCCAGATAGCCAGCCCGATCATCGCAGCACCTCCCACGCGACCAGCGCGACCAGTCCAGCCCACAGCATCACAGTCACGGCGACATCAGTCGGCCACAGCAGCATCCCGATCACGTATCGCATCACGCCCTCGCTGCGGCGCGACGGCGCCGCTGATAGCATCCCCAGCACTCGCCCCCAGTCCGTCTGCGGGCCTCTCTCTCTGGATGGCAGTCTGCCTGCACCACACGGCTAGGCAGCGTCACGGGCTGACGGCTGGCCAGCCAGTCTCTTGTCTCAGCATCCAGCCCGAGCCACGGCTTGCGAGTCTCGAGGCGCCGATAGCGCTCCATCGCTGCGCTGAGCTGCTGCACTTCTTCGGCAGTGCCGTACAGGTCGCCGAGCTGAACGCCCAGCGCAGCCGCCAGAGCCTGCTGGGTCTGCCACCGTGGCACCTCTCGGCACGTCTCCCAGCTGAACATCTGGCGACCAGTGGCGCCGATCTGTCTGGCTACCGCTACGGCCTGCAGCCCACGGCGCTCTCGGTGCAATCTCAGCAGGTATCCACACCACGCGATCATCTGTCACCTCCGTCTTTGCGCCCTTGACGCCGGGGCGGCGGGTCTTTGTCTCACCAGAGTTAGGCTGCAGTTATTGTTTCGTGCAGTCACATATCATCGGGTTTCGATCCCGCCTCCCGTCCTCACTAGAGCCTCGACCACCGAGCAGGTTTCGCTCCTGCGACTAGTCGGGCCACAGGATTTGCACCTGTGAGGGCGTCCCCCAACGCCCACAGCACCTTGCTGGCCCGATAGTGCACCCCGTCTCGCTCTGTGCCGCGCCCGCGCATGTCTGGCCGCGCGGGACTCGCCGTTTTCCTAGAACGGCTCCATCGTCAACGACTGCAGATCCTTGCAGTACCACGCCTTCGCAGACTTCTTCGTGCCGTCCTTGCCCGTCCACTCCTCAGTAGCGCCCCAGACGTCCAGCTGCACCAGGTCGTCCTTGGCCAGCTGCACGGCTGTGATCCGTTTCTCGCCGAACACCTTGACGTCAAACCAGCTGCTGGGGCGCCACTCGCCCGTCGCCTTGTCCTTGCCGTGCGAGACGCGCACCACCACCACGGCGGGGCCGTTGCCGGTGGGTTGCTTGACTTCCTGCACCTTGCCGACGATCCGCGCCTCGATCCCTTGCATCACCGTCCCGCTCATCCCAGCACCTCATCCGACAGCGCGATCTCGCCGTCTGCAGACACATCCTGACCAGCGACCACCGCGGTCGCCTTCTGCTGCGCCAGCCACCCGTCAAACCGCTGGCGTACTGCCTGACCTGGCTGCAGGCCAGCCAGCAGTCGCGCGCGACGGTCGGCAGGCAGCATCGCTGGCACTGGCTGTCCCAGCGACTGGCACCAGCCTTCAACGTCGAGGCAGTCGACGCCCACCGAGCGAGTGGCGATGCAGAATTCTGTCTCCTGCTCCTCGCTCCACGGGCCAGCGGCTTGCCTGACTGACTGGCGCTGCGTCTGCACTGGGTTGCCGCTGCCGTCGACCTCGGCGCCCAGCTCCTCTGGCGTATACAGCAGGCCAGACAGCACCTCAGGGCAAGCCACGCGAGCGCATGCCGTGATTGCGCGAGCCGTCAGCATCGCCTGTGGATATTTGTTCCACGTTGGGTTGCGGTCGATGCCTGCCCTCTTGGCGTCAGCCAAGCTGAATTCATGGACAAATACGAACTCAGGATCATCACTGCGCACGATCTCAGCGCGTGCCTTCTCGGCGCTGGCCTGCACCCGCAGGCGGTGTCCTGCCTTTCGCACCAGCGACGTGATCAGCGCTGCGCTCGCCACTGGCTTGCCGTCGATCACGTGCACGAGGCTGATCGCCACCACAGGCGGGACGCCAAGCGCTTGCCCGTACTCGATGGCCCACAGCACGTTGCCGGGGTTGTTCCTGTAGGCAGCTGGCAGCATGCCAGCGCGCGCCAGTGTCTCTGCATATGCCACCTTGGATCCCAGCTCTCCGCTGGCTGTGGCCTTCACGATCTCCGTCATCGTGTCCTCCTAGAAGCCGACGTCGTCGGCAGTAGCGTTGTGGTCGGTGCGCATCCAGCGCGGCAGGCTGACCATCGTCACACCAGGCGCTGCGCCCTCGTCTGGACATCCCTCGCTGCGCCACTCGGCCAGACGATCCAGCGCGCTGCGCGCCTCACGGTGCGCGAAGTCAACCGCATCGACGTCGAGCTCCAGAACCATGACATCATGCGGCGCAGCGCTCTGCACCACGATCCAGCCCATGCGATGCACCCGCTCGCCGTTGGCCTCGAGGCCTGCTGCGTAGTAGCCCAGCTGGCCGAAATACCCACGTTGCACCGCGTCGCGAACGAATGCCTCAGCCGAGAACTTGCCGCGAGGCGCCCACGTCTTGACGTCGAGCAGCAGGCCGCCACCGCGCGCGTCTGGCAGACCCTTGCAGGAGATGCCAGTCGCTGCGTCTGTCCAGTAGATCGGCTGCTCCGTCGTGCTGGCTGTGCGCAGCCACTCGGTGGCGTCGCCGTGCGCCATGACGCTCTCTAGCACGCGCGCCACATCAGCCTGCTGTGCAGGCGTCATCGCGATCACGCCATCGCCGAGCGATGCCAGCCACTCTTTCGCTGCCTTCGCAGTGCTGATCGACCCGCTGGCCGTCAGGTACTCGTCAGGCACGCGCACGGCGCCAGCGGCGATCGCCTCGGCAGACTCCAGCATGTGCAGGTGGATCAGCGATCCCCAGACCATCGCTGGCGTGGGGTCGTCCTTCTGGACGCATGCGTGCTGGTATGCCAGCGGCGACTCTAGGATCGCCTTGAGCGTCGACCAATTGACGCCCTCGGCTTTGCGGTAATCGTTAGTCATCGTCTCCTCCCTTGAATGCCTCGACGGCAGCTTGAAGCTGTGCGATCAGATCCTGAGCTGACTCCACAGACATCTGCACGCTGTAGGAGCCGCACCAACCGTGCGGCTGCTCACGCGCAAAGAAATCCACGTGGATCAGTTTGAAGTGCAATAACTGTGTGACCCTGATCATCTGTCCTCTCTGCAGGGCTCCGCTGCCCTGACACTAGCCAATCTACAATGCCGCGCTCTATGTGTCAAGCACCTGCTGCACAATATCTCGCACGGTCGCAACGTCGCGAGCCAGCACGTAGATCCCGCCAGCCGCCTCAAACGCAGCTTGCCAGCGACGCTGCTCTGGCGACTGCCTGCCAGTGGCCGTCTTGACCTCGACGGCTATGCTGCGTCCTCGAGCCGTCACGCGCAGGTCAGGTGCACCAGGCACACCAAACTGGATGCGCCTGCCAGTGCGTGGATCCACGGCGCTGCCCGTGTTCGTCCGCTCGACCAGCACGCCCGGCAGCGAGCCGATCGCAGCGATGATCGCAGTCTGGATCTCCCGCTCGCTCATGCGCCACGCATCCGACGCCACACCCGCGACTCCGTCCAGCCTGTGTATCGCCCGCCGCTGGGCAGTGCATAGCCCTCGCGTGCGCGCGTCGCCTCCAGCCTGTGCCAGTAATCCGCCCAGCCAGCAGCCCATGCTGGGCACGCCCTCGGCGGTACGGTGCGGCTCTCGACCCGTGCGCGGCGCTCGAGCTCGGCAGCTGTCACCCGCTGCAGCTCGCCGTCTGTGTGCTTCGGCAGGTCGCGCGGCGTCGACCTGGCTGGCTCACCACACCGCGGACAGACCCTCGGCCCAGTCCACATCGCCAGACACTGGCGGCAGGTGTGCAGTGACTCTGGCGCCTGTGCAGACCGTCGCGGCTTGCCGTCCAGCGACCAGACGCGCAGATCTGCTGGCAGGCCGTGGCGCCACACGTTGCCGCCGCCGTCGATCACCACGCAGCTAGCCTTGCCATCAGCTGGACGCAGCCCACGGCCAGTCCCTTGCAAATATACCGACAGGGATGCTGTGGCCCTCGCCCAGTAGATCGCCGACACCTCTGGGATGTCGAGGCCCTCGATGGCGATCCCGACGTTGCTCAGGACGTCGATCTCGTGGCGACGCAGCGCGTCGAACGCAGCCAACCGCTCGGCGTCTGGCGTGCTGCCGTCCACGTGCACCGCGCGCACGCCTGCAGCCTGCAGCGCAGCCACGCAGTCGCGGCTGTGGTCGATGCCCGCCGCGAACAGCACCGTCCTGCGACCCCGCGCCAGTCGCAGCCACTGCTCGGGCACGCTGCCGACGATCTGCGGCCTGCGGTACGCCACCTCCAGCTGGCGCGCGTCGAATTCACCAGCGCGCACAGCGACGCCGTGCAGGTCTGGAGACGGTGCAGCGTACAGCTCGGCAGGCACCAGCCAGCCGTCGTCCGTCAGCTGCTGCATCGACGGCCCTGACACCAGCACATCAGCCAGCTCGCGCAGCGGCTTGCCGTCGAGCCTGCACGGCGTCGCCGTCAGGCAGAGCACGCGCGCATCTGGCAGGCGCTCGAGCAGCCGCACGTGCGAGGCGTGCAGGCAGTGCGCCTCGTCGATCACGATCAGGTCAGCTGGCGGCACATCACGGCGCGCGAGCGTCTGGGCACTGGCCAGCACGACGTCGCCCACGACGCCACGGCGACCAGCCACCAGCAGCGCAGGATCGATCCCCTGCGCCTGCAGCTTCGCTGCCGTCTGCCTGATGATCTCGTCTCGATGGCACACGTACAGCACGCGACGGCCCTTCGCACGTGCGCCAGCCACCACGGCAGCAGCGATCACCGTCTTGCCAGCGCCTGTCGCGGCCTGCAGCAGCACGCGCTTGGCGCCGCTGCGGTATGCCTGACGGCAGTCCTCGATCAACTGTGTCTGATATGACCGCAGCATCAGTGCCACCCGCCTACGGTCTGGGTCGCCCAGTCACCGCGCACGCGCAGGCCAGTCCGCAGCCGTTGCAGCCCGTCGTGACGCTGGCCGAAACCGCGCTTCGTCAGCTCCCTGCCCAGCACAGGGATCGGCGGCGCTTGACGCTTGTAGCCGTTATCGGCGTACCAGTTGCCGACCGCTGTATGGATCCTCCTCGTCGTGTCCTCGAGGCCTTCGCCGATCTCGCAGACCTCGGCCAGCGCCATCGCCAGCACGTCCTCCTCCTCGCGATAGCTGGATGTGGCACGATCGACCGCCTTGCAGGTGCCCAGACCTTCGGCCAGGTACTTGCGCGCGCCCTCGATGGCCCATGTCAGGATCGTGTCACGCTCCTTCTCCAGTGCGTCGTCGAGCCAGCGATCCACCCGCTCGACTGGGATCGTCGTCTCGAACGGGATCACCCTGATACGGCGCCAAGTCCCGTTGTCGGTCGCGGTCACCCGTGGGCGCTCGTTGCAGCAGATCCAGAGTGTGTGACTGGGATCGAATTCGAAGAAGTCCTTGCCGATGAACCTAGCTTTGATCCGATCGCCACCGCTCAGCTCCTTCAGCTTGTTCTCATCGAGGCGGCTGCCAGCAGGCACCTCGGCAGACACCACCAGCCGCCGACCTGCGAGGTCTGCGATCTCCGTCGGGTGTGGCGTCTGTCCTTTCTCGACCAGCAACGTCGACGGGATCGCGCTGTAGTACGGCCCGACAGCATGCGAGATCGCGCGAAATAGCGTGCCCTTGCCGTTGCGGCCCGTGCCATGCGCCACGAATACAGCGTGATCGATCTGGCGACCGATCAGCGACGAGCCGATCGCCCGCTGCAGGTACGCCCGCAAGTCAGGGTCTGGCATGATCTCGTCGAGGAACTGCCCCCAGCGCGTGCCAGTGACGTCTGTCACGAGGATCTCGACCGCTGGCGAGCAGACCGTGATCAAGTCCTTCTGACGGTGCATGCGCATCGAGCCGTCCCGCAGATCGACCGTGCCTCCCGCGTGGTTCAGGCTGTACGGATCAGCGTCCCAGCCATCGACCGTCGCCACGCCCACCATCGTCTGCAGGCGCTTCTCGGTCGCCCACAGTGCAGCCGTCTGCTGGCGCGAGCTGCACCAGCGCAGGAATTTCTCTCGGGGCGACCTGTCGCCACCAGTCGGATCCAGCTGGTCAGCCGCTGCAATGCACCGCTCGACCGTCAGGCCGATCGTCTCGATCAGCGAGTGGCTGCGATCGGCCTGCCAGTGCGTGTCGCGCCAGACCATCCAGCCAAGGCCCGTCCTGTAGCGGTAACGGTCTGGGTGCAGGTGCAGCACCCGCTCGGCCATCCCCGTGTCGTTCTGTGGCAAATAGATCAGCGGTTCCATGGCATTGCCCTCTCTAGCGCGTCCGCACGCGCCGTTGCGATCATGGCCCTGCGACTGGGCCTCACCTGCGCACAGCTGGCCACTGTCTGCACTCCCAGCAGCGCCAGCACATCAGACAGGCCACGCCCTGCGCAGTGGGCGTGGAAACACCGAAAGCCCGGCAGCCTGCCAGCACCACCAGCGATCAACACGGTCGACGTCGATCCCTGCTGGCCGCCAGTATGCTCCGCGCGCCACGGGCACTGTATAGCCCAGCGCGCATCGCCACCAGCCGTCGAGCCGTGCTGCTGCGGGTCGAGGCCTGCCGCACGAGCCAGCGCTGCAACGTCGAGCGTGGCCAGATCGACCTCGCCGCCGATCACGGCAGTCTGCACCCGTGGGCGCTCGGCTCGTGGAAGCTGCGGCAGGGACTGCAGGATCTCGGGCACTCTGTAGACCGCGCCGCTGTCGTGCAGGATGTGCACCAGGTACGGCGGATCGACCTTCTGCTGGGTCGTGCCGGGCAGCCGCATCACGCGAGGCAGGTCGCACACCGCGCGATCGCTGCCGTAGTGCTGGGCGATCCTGTGCTGCGCGTCGCGGAACAGTCGCGCGATCGGGTCTGCGCCGCCGTCGATCGCCCAGTAGGCATGCACGCCACGGCGAGACTGGACGATCAGAGTCGGCTCGAGGTGCCACACTGACGGGGCAGGCGATCCGTCGAAGTCGGCGAACAGCGCCCGCACGCGCAGGACGTCGCCAGCGCGACGGTGGCCGAGCCGTGTCTCATTCACTGTGGCGAAGATCCCTTGGCCATCAGCCTGTTGGCGCTCTATCCACGGCCACAGCTCGGGCAGCGATCCGCCGCGCACCTCAGGGCGACCGCCAGCCTTCCGGTCATCGAATGTCTGGATCGTCAGCTGGTCAGTTCCAGCGATCGCCCACGCCCATGCAAGCGCTTGATCAAGCTGCAACATCGCGCACCCCGACCGCACAGCCCAGATCAGCAACAGGCGGAACCCCGCACGCGTGGAGACGATACGCGTGCAGGCAAGCTGCTGATCTGGGCTGTGATGTCGTGTGGTGCATGGCCGTCTCCGTCGTGTGCCCTGCGCCGTTCCGCGGCGAGAGGGGCACGCCCACAGTCTATCTAGACACTGGTCGCAGGTCAAGCCGTCGGCGCCAGATGCTGATGGCAAGTTTTTTGCGACCCCCCGCTGAAATATTCTTGACACTAGTCGCGTGGCAATCTAAGATGGGATCACCAGCGACGGAACGCTGGCAACCGACACCGAGGAGATCCGAACATGAAAGACTTCAACAAAGAGTACAGCTACTACATCGGAACAGTTTGCCCGTGCTGTCACGCCAGCAGCGAGAAAGGTCACGAGTCCAACGGATTTACGGGCGACCGGGCATCCTACCTGTGCCGCGAGTGCCACGAGCAATGGGATGCTGAGAGCTACGCCCAGGATTAGCTTGTGCCTTCCGTACTGCTCCTCAGCTGAGGTTGGGGGGCAGAACGGAGCGCACACACTACCGCGCAAGAATTCTGCACCCGACCCCGACAATTCTCTTGACACTAGTCGCAAGTCAATCTAGACTGTGTTTATCAGCGACGGAACGCTGACCACCACCGAGGAGACAGACAATGACGAAGGAAATGCTGATCGCGAACGCAGGACTCAAGGTTGCAGCCCCCCAGTGGGTTGATCTCCAGTTCGAGCTGATCTGCGCCGCTCGCGACACGATGGCCGCTGGCGACATGGGCAAGGCTCTACAGATGCTGCACTTTGCCGCCACCGTCGTGGCCCACCCTGACTTCTTCGGCGACGAGATGATCGAGCAGCTCTACAACGGCCTGCGCGCGCAGGCCTAGTCAGCAGGTGGGGCGCGCATACCGACCACGCGCACACAACCACACCACCAAGGAGACACTACCATGCACTACGCCGACACCATCACCTTTGCCGTCCACGAAAGCGCACGCCACAATGTGTGCGTGACCCTGCGCGGTATCGACGACATCGACGCCGCATGCCAGATTGTCGAGGACGCGTTCGACGACCTGATTGGCGACGCGTACGCCGACTACGAAACCGAGCAGCATGACGACGGCGACGGCGTGACCGTGCGCGGATATTCGGACGTGCACAGCATCTTCATCGACCTCCGCCGCTAAGCGCACCACACCACCAGGAGACACCACCATGCGCCACCAATGCCGAGACTGCCTCACCGTCAGCGACCGCCCCGAGTACTGCCAGACCTGCGCCGACAGCCGCGACCGCCACGAACAGATTTCCGACGCCATCGAGACGGCTCTAGTCGCTGGTGTCGGCGTCATCTTCCTGCTGCTCGTGGTCGCCCTGTCATGAGCCGCCAGCTGCGACACTCATGGCGCCTCGTGCGCGACCTCGCGTATCCGTGGTCCCAGTACCAGTGCAGGACGTGCGGCGCCGACGTCCAAGCACCCTACGGCCCGCCGTCGACCATGCACCGCGTTCGCTGGCAGGGCCTGATCCTCGAGCGGTTCGAGCGACGACCAGACTGCACCGCGCAAAGCCCGACGATCCGACGCTCTACCTGGCCAGCCTGACGTGGTACGCTGTGGCCTCACCTTCTGGAGGCCCACCATGTCCGACCTGTCCCGCTCCCGACTGCTCAACCTGCTGGCGCTCCTGCGCGCTGCCCAGCTCGTCCACCACACTGCCCACTGGCAGACCCGTGGCGCAACGTTCTACGGCGACCACCAGCTGTTCGCCCGCCTCTACGGCGACGTCCTCGAGGAGGCCGACGGCCTCGCCGAGAAGCTCGTCTACCTGCTCGGCACCGAGGCAGTCGACGCCCTCGATCAGGTCGTGCGTCTGCACGCTGCCGTCCGCAAGGCCGTCGAGGTGTCTGCCGACCTGGTGCAGCGCTCCTACGCCCTCGAGATGTCGCTGCAAGCTGCCATCGCAGCCGCTCGCGAAGGCCTCGCCGCCGAGGGCAAGCTGCCGCTGGGGCTGGACAATTACCTGGCAGGACTCGCCGACGCCCACGAGACCGCGTGCTACCTGCTCCGTCAGCGCAGCGAGCGTTGACATTCGGCATCTGTTAGATCTGTTAGGGGATCTGTTAGTCCAAACACCGCGAGATCACAGCACTTCTAACAGACTAACAGATCTAACAGATGTTTCGCTGCCGGATCCTACATAGAGCGATCTGCGTCTCGTATATGTGTGCGCGATCATCTGTTAGATCTGTTAATCTGTTAGTAACGTAAGGATCACAGGCACTTGCGGCTAACAGATCCTCAGGGCATCTGTTAGGATCTGTTAGTCCAACGATCTAGGGTACTTCCGTCGCTTGCCAGCGCCACACCTACGGCGTACCCTGACCCCACGGCGCCACCATCGACCCGCGCCACGGAGGATCCCATGCCATTGACCGCACCTACCCTCAAGCAGATCAGCGCCATCGGCGGCTTCGACTACACCACCAAGGCCGCTGTCCCGGTCAAGGACTTCTTGGCCAAGGTTGCCAATTCGACCATGTACGTCAGCAACCAGGTAGCTGGCCCCGAGATGACTCCCGCTGGCACCGATGTGACGCACTACGTTTTTGTTGCCGATGCACCGTGCACCGTCACGGCAGCCAAGATCGTCCAAGGCGGCACCCCGACAGTTGCGCCTGCCGCTGCGCCCAACGACCTCAAGATCGAGGTCAAGAACGGCGCCACCGTCGTCGCGACGCGCACCTACAACAACGTCACCCTGCTGCCCGCCGCTGGCACCTTCTCGGCGTTGACCCTCTCGGGAACGGCAGCCAACCTCGACCTGGCGGCTGGCGACGTCCTCAGCCTCGTCGTGACCCAGAACGGCCTGTGCGAGCTCAACCCGTCGAGCCTGACTCTGGTCGTCTCGATGATCCCGAAGGCCTGACACTAGTCGCACAGCTTGCCTCCAGCTGGCAGTCAGCCTAGACTGTCGGCTGGAGGTGCTGTGTGAGCCAAGAAGCCGCCGCCGTATGGGTCGATGTCGCCGAGCTGCGACCGTGGGCCAACAATCCCCGAGACAACCGCAAGGCAATTGACGAGGTGGCCAAGAGCATTCGCCGCTTCGGCTGGGGCTCTCCCATCGTCGCCAACAAGCGCGACGGCGAGATCATCGCTGGACACACACGGTTCGCAGCGGCTCAGAAGCTCGGGCTCGACAAGGTGCCTGTGCGCTGGCTCGACCTCGACCCAGCTGACGCGCATGCGCTTGCGCTGGCCGACAACAAAGTCGGCGAGGTCGCGACGTGGGACGACGCTACGCTGCGGCAGGTCTTGCAGGAATTGCAGGACGCCGATGCGTCTCTGCTGGCCGATACTGGTTTCAGCGATGAGGAGCTGGCCGCGCTGATGGGCGACGTGCAGCCGAGCGTGCTGGAACCCGAAGGCGATCCGCCCGAGGTTGACGAGGCTGGGCCTGTGCATAGCGTGCCTGGAGAGGTCTACCAACTTGGGCCGCATCGGCTTATGTGTGGCGACTCGACTAGCGTGGATGCTGTTGAGACGCTAATGGCTGGCGAGAAGGCCGACATGGTGTTCACTGATCCGCCATATGGCGTGAGCTACACGGATAGCCTTGGTCGAAGTATCAAGAATGATGATTTGACCGATGGAGATCTGCAAGAGTTTTTGCAAAAAGCATTTGCTTCTGCTGTTGCGGTGTCAGTGGATGATGCGCCTTGGTACGTGTGGCATGCCAGCAGGTATCAGCGCGAATTTGAAAGTGCATTGAACGCTTGCGCTGTTCAGGTGAAGCAGCAGATCATCTGGGTGAAAGGCGAAGGCGTAGATGGGACTGCTCAGATAAAAGCGCCAGCAATCGGTCGTTCTGATTTCCGCTGGCTTCATGAGCCATGCTTTTATGCATCAAGAGGCAAGCCGTTTAACGCCGGCGACCGCAAGACCACAACTGTCTGGACAGTGAGCCGGCCGACCACAAAAACGGTCCACCCGACGCAAAAGCCCATCCCTCTGATTGAAATTGCTATCGACAACTCTGCTAAAAAGAAGGCCACGATACTCGACCTGTTCGGCGGCAGCGGCAGCACGCTGATCGCGTGTGAAAAGACTGGTCGCCAATCGCGACTGATGGAACTCGACCCGCGCTACTGCGACGTCATCCGTCGCCGATGGACTCGCTGGGCCAAGGCCAACAACGTAGACCCAGGAACGGGGGCGCTCGATGGCTGACCGGGGACGGCCTACCAAATACACGCCCGATCGCGTCAAGCGGATCCTTGAGGCGATCAAGCTGGGCGTGGCGTACATCGACGCCGCGAGCTATGCGGGCATCAGTCGCGAGACGTTCAACGAATGGCGCAAGCAGTATCCTGACTTTTCTGACGCAGTAGAAGAAGCAGCAGGACAAGCCGTCGTCGCCAACATGGCCAAAATTCAGAAAGCCGCCAGCGAGGGCAGCTGGCAGGCGTCAGCGTGGATCCTCGAGCGTCGCCACCCTGACCGCTACGGACGCACGCGCGTGGAGCTCACAGGCGCCGAGGGCGGCCCAGTGGCAGTCGCCGCCAACGTGGTCGTCGTGCCCAAGATGGTCGATGACCCAGAGGCGTGGGCCGAGATGGCCAAGGGCAGATGACGAACGTCCTGCTCGCCCCGCAGAAAGGCCCGCAGACGTGGCTCCTGACCTGCCCAGTCGGGGACATCCTGTTCGGCGGCGCGCGTGGCGGTGGCAAGACCCTGGCCAGCCTGCTAGACTGGCTTAGCCACCAGACCCGCTACGGCAAGGACGCGCGAGGCGTCTGGTTCCGCAGGACGCTGCCCGAGATCGAGGGCGCCAGCGTGCCGATGGCGCAGTATTTCCCCCAGCTCGGCGCTGTGTACCAGGTGCAGGCGCGCACGTGGACTTTCCCATCAGGCGCGACGCTGAAACTGCGATACCTCGAGAGCGATCAGGATGCCGACCGATACCAGGGCCACGAGTACACGTGGCTCTGCTTCGACGAGGTGGGCACGTGGTCGACCAGTCGGCCTATCGACAAGCTGCGCGCCACGCTGCGCTCTGCGGCTGGTGTGCCCGTGCGGCTCGTCGCCACGGCCAATCCTGGTGGCCCAGGTCACGCATGGATCAAGGCTCGTTACGTCACGCCAGCCGACCCGCTGACTCCATTCGTCGGCGACGACGGTCAGCTGCGCGTGTTCATTCCGTCTAGGATCAGCGACAACCCCGCGCTGCTCAAGGCTGACCCGACCTACATCGACCGACTGAAGGCCTCAGGCCCGCCGTGGCTGGTGCGCGCGTGGCTCGACGGCGACTGGGATGCGACGCTGCAGGGCGAGATGATCCGCGCCGAGTGGCTGCAGCACAGCTACGCCACCGCGCCAGCCCGCACTGGTCGCACGCTGATCAGTGTGGACACAGCGATCAAGGCAGGCAGAGACAACGACTACACGGCCATGATCGTCGCCGTCGAGGATGCTAGTCGGCTGCACATTGTCGAGATCGCCCGCGGCAAGTGGGAATTTCCCGACCTGCGGTTGCGACTGGCTGCGCTGTGTGATCTGCATCAGCCGCACGTGGTCCTGATCGAGGACAAGGGCAGCGGCCAGTCCCTGCTGCAGCAGCTGCGCGCCGATGGTTTCAGGTGGCCGCTGGTGCCGTGCGTGCCGACTGCCGACAAAGTGACGCGCCTGTGGACGGAGACTGGGCGCCTCGAGGCTGGCGGCGTGCTGCTGCCAGAGTCTGCGCCGTGGCTGCGCGACTTCGTGGACGAGTGTCTGACCTTCCCCAAGGGCGCGCATGATGACCAGGTGGACGCGCTGTCTCAGCTGCTGCGGTACGTGCGCGAAGGTGTAGACCTGTGGGCAGTCTATGGTGCATAGTGACGCGAGCGAGGTGGACCATGGCGCGCAAACGGACAGTCACTGACCAGCAGCAGATCCAGACCGACGCAGGCAGCGCGAGTATCCGCCGCCAGTACGCCGACAATTGGACGAACGTGTGGCAGGGCTACGGCATCGAAGGCCGCGACAAGTCCGCATCGACGCGCTTCGAGGAGCGCGGCCAGCTCACCTGGCAAGAGCGCACGGCGATCTATCGCCAGAACTGGATCGGGCGTCGCGTGGTCGACGACCTCGCAGCAGACGCGACCCGCGCGGGCTTCGCCGTCGGTGTGGCAGAGCGCCCAGAGCTGCCCGAGCTGATCACGCAGGAATGGCAGCGACTGCAGCTGCACGACGTCGCGCGCATGGGCATGACGTGGGGACTGGTCTACGGCGGCGCCGTCGGCCTGCTGCTGACTGACGACACGCCGATCGCGCTGTCGTCGCCATCGACTGGCATCGGCATGCAGACGCAGGCGACCATCTCGACTGCCACTGTGACGGTGCTCAGCACGCCGCTCGACATCAAGACCCTGCGCCAGCTCAAGCGGATCGTGATCGTGGATGCGCGCTATGCACTGCCAGACATCACCGCGTACACCAGCGAGCTCGACTCGCCGAATTTCGGCAGGCCCGAGTACTACACGGTGACGCCATACGGATCGACGACGAACACCACCGCCTATCGCGTGCACTGGTCGCGCCTCGTGCGGTTCGAGGGCATCCCGACCGACATGCTGACGCGCGTCGCCAACCTCACTTGGGGCGATAGCATCTATGAGAACTGCTATGACGTCCTGTCCCGCTACGGCATCGCCTACACGGGCGCAGCGCTGGCGGCTGGCGAATTCACGCAGAGCGTGATGAAGATGAAGGGCTTCAACACCCTGCAGGCGTCCAAGCAAGCGCAAGTGGTGCTAAACCGCATCAACACCGTGAAGATGGGCCTTGGCGCGGCCAACATCGCCGTGGTCGACGCCGACAGCGAGGATCTGACGCGCATGGGCCAGCCCACCAGCGGCCTGCCCGACATCCTCGATCGCCTCAAGGAAGAAGTCGCAGGCGCGATCCGCATCCCGCAGTCACGGCTGTGGGGCAATCAGGCGGGCAAGCTGGCAGGCGCCGAGATGGATCGCGACCTGTGGGCCGAGTGGGTGCACGGCTGGCAGGACTACGCCCTGATGCCTGTCCTGCGTCGCGTGACAGATCTGCTCCTGCAGAGCAAGGACGGCCCGACCAGAGGCCAGCTCGTGCCGTACACGATCACGCCCAATCCGATCCGCCCGCCTGATCTCGACCTCGAGATCGAGCGCCGCGAGCGGCAGGCCAAGATCGACCAAATTTACTACGGATTGAACACGCTGGAGGCCAGCGAGATCCGCGCGTCGCGGTTCGGCGGGTCTGCCTTCAGCTACGAGACCACGCTGCAGCCAGAGATCAGCGATGCGCTGTCGGCCACTGATCTGGCGACAGCCGAGGCAGCAGAGATGGCAGCGGCTGGTGAGTAGTGGGGCAACGCCGACCAGTCAGGGCGAAGCGACCGACGCGCCAGCTGCGTGCAGGGCCTACTGATGATCCCGCCCTCGCCAACCGTAGACGTCTGGCCGAGCTGGCACGCGCGCCGTCGGTCAAACTGGCGACGCCGCCGCTGCCTGACGGCCCGACCGTGGCCTACGCTGCCAAGCTGGTCAAGATTGCAAACGAGGCGTACCGTATTGCGGATCGCACTGTTGGCGCTGCTCTCCGAGATCTGCAGCGACTAGCCGACGAGAAGCAAGACGCCGACAGCGATCCAGACGCCAAGCGCAAGCGTGCAGCGGCGCAGAACCGACCGCACACAGAAGCCGAGAAGCGCCAGCTGTCCCTGCCGCTCGAGCTCGAGGACGCGATCGACAGGATGCAGCGCGCCGAGGAGGCCTACGCCGATCGCCTGCCCACTACGGATCTGGCGATGACTGCTGCCATCGCCACTGAGCGGTGGTCTGCTGGTGTGCAGATGCGCGTATTTCAGTCGTTGGGCCTCAATCTTATACCGCTAGGCAGCCAGCTGCAGACTGCGCGTGACGAGTGGGTGCAGGTCAACAGCGAACTGATCGTCAGCCAGCCGCGCGAGGTGTCGCAGCGTGTCGGCCAGCTGGTGCGCGAGATGGTGCCTGCTGGGTCGCGATGGGAGACGATCAGCGCACGACTGCAAGAGGAGCAGGGCATCGCCGAGCGACGGGCCAACCTGATCGCCCGCGACCAAGTGGCGAAGTACAACGCCGATCTGACGCGCATGCAGCAGCAGGCCGTCGGCTTCTCGCACTACGAGTGGCGCGGCGCGATGGATGCGCGCGAACGCCCGACGCACGTGGCGCTCGAGGGCACGATCTGGAGCTGGGAGCGCCCGCCGCTGATCGGCAATCCTGGCGAGCCCATCCAGTGCAGGTGCGTGGCGATCCCGGTCACCAGCGCCGAGGTGATGGCGCGATCCAAGGAGCTGGGCGAGGAGGAGCTGATCGAGCGCACGGCAGCGCTCGGCCCGACGCAGCGCCAAGGGCCCGACGCGACGCCAGAGGAAGTGCGCAAACGTGCAGCGCGCGAGGTCGAGGCAGAGATCAAGATGGCCCGTCGGCGCATGCTGTGATCGCCACTTGCGGATCGTGCAGACTGTCGCCACACTAGGAGGCTATGAGCGTCCTCAGGTATGACCAGATCAGCCAGCGCCTCGACGGTATCGATCCCGAGACCGGGATCCTGCGTGGCCGCGCGACTCTCGCCAAGGAAGGCGTCTATCGCTACAGCGACGGCGACCGCACCTGGGCCGAGTACGTGCCGCTGGCGACGCTGATGGATCCGTCATGGATTGACTCGCTGAAGCTGGCGCCCGTCACCTTGAACCACCCCAGCCAGATGGTCACTGCCGACAACGCTCGCGCGCTGGCCGTCGGCGGCATCGGTGACAGCATCGTCCGACTGGGCGACGCGATCGCCAGCCCGATCACGGTATGGGCGCGCGATGCCGTGGACGCTGCACAGACGACGCACCGCGAGATCTCTCTGGGATATTTCGCCGATGTCGAGGAGCGCAGCGGGTCGTGGCAGGGTCAGCTATACGATCGCGTGCAGACCAAGCGACGAGCCAACCACGTCGCCCTCGTCGAGCGTGGCCGTCATGGCCCCGATGTGCGGCTGATGCTGGACAGCGCCGACGTGGATCCCGAGGCCGACGACGAAACCAGCGACGCCGAAGAGACATTCACCCCGCCCTCCGAGGTGGCAGCTGCGGCCAAGCGTGGCCTAGAGCTGCGCGCCGAGCAACCGCCTAGCAACCGCGGCGGGACTGAGGTGGGGCTGGCCCGTGCACGGCAGCTGGCCAACCGCGAACCTGTCAGCCTAAGCACGATCAAACGCATGGCGTCCTTCTTCGCCCGCCACGAGGTCGACAAGAAGGGCGAGGGCTGGGGCAAGGACAGCAAGGGCTACCAGGCTTGGCTGCTCTGGGGCGGTGACGCTGGCTGGGCGTGGGCCAAGTCGGTGATCCGCAAAGTCGAGGCCCGTGGCGATGGCGCCGCGTGGCAATTGCGCGCCGATACCACGGCGCAAGAGGACGCGATCATGCAAGACCAGATCGATGCTCTGACCGCTGAGCTGGCGGTCGAGAAGGCCCGCGCCGACAAGGCCGAGGCCGAGCGCGACGAGCTGGCGGCACGTCTCACCGCAGACGCGCCAGCCTTCCCTGCCGAGCCGTCGGCAGACCCCGAGCCGCTGGAGCCCAAGGCCGTCGACCCGAGCGTGGACGCCGTGTGCGACATGTGCGGAGCGCCGACCCGTGGCGGTCGTTACTCGAGCGATATCGTCAAAGCCGACGCTCTCACCGAGGCCCGCGCCCGTGTCGAGCTCGAGACCCGAGTGCGCGCTGTGGTCGCTGCTGACTACACCTGCGACGGCAAGGACGATCGCGCGCTGCGCCTCGATGCGCTCGCCTCTCTGGGCGTGACTGGCGTCGATGCTCGCAGCGATGAATACCTGTGCGCGCGTCTCGACGCTGCACTGGAACTGCGAGCGCAGGCCCAGACGCCTGCCGCCGTGATCGCTCGCGCCCTGACCGCGACCCCAGCTGCTGCTCCCCGCGAGACGCTGGACGCCAACCACCTCGCCAAGAAGGCGTGGCACTGAGCGGGCCGACCCCCGCAGGAGATAGAAAATGGCTGCTTTCACTTCGGTTTCCAGTACGCTGACGGTCGGCCTGATCGGTCAGCTCGGCTACGGCAACGACGCGGATCTGCTGGTCCGCAGCTACACTCTGATCGACGCTACTGACGTCGCCCCCGGTCGCGGCGTTGTGGTCGACACGGCTGGCCCCAACAGCGCCAAGCTGCCTGCTGGCAGTGGCACGTTCGCTGGCGTGGTATTCAACGACGGCAACCTGCCGATCGAGTCTGCCGAGTACTCGGCGACTGGCGTCCCCTTCCTTCCCACGCTGCGTCGCGGTCAGGTGTGGGTGCCGATCACCCAGAACGTCGACCAGACCTCGCCCGTCTACCTGCAGCACACGCTGAACGCTGGCCGCGCGCCTGGCACGTTCAGGGCTGACGCCGACGGCGGCAACGCGCAGCTGCTGGCCAATGCGCAATTCGCGTCGTCCTACACTGCTGCCAGCGGCAAGGCGCTGCTGACCGTCAACCTCCCCGCCTAAGCGGCTGAGACCATAGGAGAACTATCATGAGCAAGTACATCCGCAAGGGCATCGTTGACGGCGCCCTGCACCTCGACGCCGATGGGCGCGAGATGGTGATCGACGGCAAGGCGCTCGTCGCCAATGACAGCCGTTTCGCTGGCTTCCACGATCGTCTGGCGGCTTCGCCGCTGCGCTCGATGCTGCAGGGCCACATGGACGGGATCGCCACGGGTTCGCGGTTTGACGCCGCGTCCTCGTACGCTCTCGCCCGTGAGCTGCAGTACGTCTCGGCTGTGATCGCGCAAGAGCCCCTCGCCGATCTGACCTCGATGGCTGCGTTCCCGATGGCTGTCGACCAGCCTGCTCCGTACCAGCAGGTCTACACCTGGAAGGCGCAGAGCTGGACGAAGGGTGGACGGATCTCGCGCAACTACAAGGACATCGGCCTGCGCGGTGACATCAACCTGTCGCAGAACAGCCAGAACGTCGCGCCGCTGCTCGCCCATGCCTCGTGGGGCTTGGACGACATCGCGCGCGCCGCGCTGGGCAACGTGCCGCTCCCGGCTCTCGAGCTGCAGGGCGCGATGCGTACCGTCAGCGAGGCGATCAACAGCGAAGTGTGGTTCGGCGACTCTGACGCCAACATTGAGGGCGTCTACTCGAACGCCGACATCCTCAAGGCTGTCGTCGCCAACGGTGGCGCTGGCTCGCCGTTGTGGGCCAACAAGACCCCCGACGAGATCGAGGCTGACATCACCGACCTGATCAACGATCTGGTCGAGGCGGTCAAGGGCAAGGGCAGCCTGCTGCCCAACCGCCTCGCGATGTCGGTGGCCTCGTACATGAAGATCGCCACCACGGCCCGCTCGCAGCTGACCGGGATGACGATCCTCCAGTTTGCCGAGCAGGCTCTGGCTGCGGCTGGCGCGCCCAATCCGCAGATCACCGCGCACCCCGAGCTGGCCGACAACGGCAGCGGCGCCAAGTGGATGATCTGCTACCGTCACGACCCGCTCGTGGCTGGCCGCATCCTCCCCGTGGCCCCCGTGTTCCTGCCCCCGGACATCGAGTCTACCTACATCACCCAGGCGATCCATGCGCAGAGCGGCGGCATCAACGTCCGCTACCCTGTCGCGATGCAGATCCGCTACGGCATGTAAGCGAGGCAGCAATGGCGATCACCGCGTCGGACGTCCAGACTTTCGCTCCAGAGTTTGCCGGGGTTTCGGCCTCGATCATCAATCTCTGGATCGGCTGGGCGCCCGGCGCGGTGGATCCCGACCTGTTCGGCCCTGACGCCGATCAGGCGCAGATGCTCTGGGTCTGCCACCAGCTGATCCGTTCGGCTGGTGGCGCCAGTGGCACTGCTGGGCCAGTGACCCAGCGCGATGTGGGCGACGTGTCGATCCAGAACGCGTCCAGCATCGAGCGCATGGACTGGCATTTCATGAAGTCGTCAGCCTACGGTCAGGCGCTCTACCTGCTGATCCAGCGATACTGTGCTGGCGGCGCGGTGGCCTGATGGCGCAGGGCGTGACCATCACTGACGATCGCCGTCTGTATGACGCGATCCAGCGCGAGGTCGCCAAGCTGCGCGGCGCTGTGGTGACTGTCGGCATCCACGGCGACGACTCGCGGCGCGACGATGGCGCACAGACCAATCCGCAGATCGGCGCGATCCACGAATTCGGGTCGGGCCGCATCCCTGAGCGCTCGTTCTTGCGCTCTACAGTCGACGGCAGCGACAAGATCGTCAAGACGGCAGAGCAGGCAGCCAGCGATGTAGCGCACGGCAAGCTCTCAGCCGAGAAGGCAGCCAACCGTGTCGGCGTGGTCGCCGTCGGCGCAGTCAAGCGCACGATCCAGAGCAGGATCCCGCCGCCGCTGTCGCAGCAGACGCTCGAGCGCCGCGCTGCCAAGGGCGCGCATGGTGGAGGACTCGCCAGCATGGGCGGTGCAGCCACGCCACTGATTGACAGCGGCCAGCTGATCCAGTCGATCCAATACCGTGCAGAGGTGTGACCGTGGCAGGCGTCCCCGTCGTCGTGACTGACTGCGTGATCTCGCTGGCGACGGTAGACGTCACCCGCATCCGCTACGCTGCTGGAGCGTACAGCACCACGGCTGGCAGCAAGGGCGTGTTCCAGGCGGGCGCCTCGACCACCTCGACGATCAGCGCAGTCATCGGCCCGATCGACGGGCGCACGCGCGACCTGCTGCCTGAGGGTATCCGTCTACGCGCGCGCTACCTGTGCCACACCACGGCAGACCTGCGTGGCGACCAGCCCACAGCGAGCGGCACGGCGATCCTGCAGGCCGATCGCGTCGTGTTCAACGGGCGCACGTACCAGGTATACCAAGACCGCGACTGGGTTACGCTTGGCGCCTTCCAGCGCAGCGTGCTGGTCGATCAGACTGCGGAGCCGTGATGCCTGCAACCTTCACATGGCCCAACGTGCAGGATGCGATCTATGATGCCGCGAAGGCAGCGATGCCGACCTGCAACGTGATCTGGGCATTCGGCGCCAATCCCGCGTCCATGCCAGCCAAGCCGTTCGCCGTCCTCAACCTGACGACGCGCGACGTGCAGCAGGGACTGCAGGGCCGTGATGAGGTCAGCAACACGACCACGGCGGGCACTGTCGTCTACTCGCACCACCGCCGCCACGTCGTCAGCGTCAACGTCTACAGCAACAGCACGTGGGGCACTGACCACGCCGTCGCCCTGCTGTCGGCACTGTCGCGCGAGCTGCGCAAGGACTCGCGCCAGCTGGCGCTGCGGCAAGCTGGCTGCAAGGCATGGCCAGAGGGGACTGTGCAAGACCTCACGGCTATGCTAGACACAAGGGGCGAGAGTCGTGCACAATGCGACCTGCACGTCGCCACGCTCGACGGCACGACCGAGGCGGTCGGCTGGATCCAGACGGTGGATCTCAGCGGCATCGAGGTGGACGGCGAGCCGATCTGATGGAGGGGCCTAGATGAGCAAGCTACCGGTCAGCAACCTGGTGGATCTGACGATCAATCTGATCGGGGCCGCTCAGTCGGTCGATACGTTCGGCGTGCCGATGATCATCGACACCGAGAACGTCAAGGGCGCTGGCGCTGGCGTGCCAGTCATCACCACCTGCTACAGCTTGCAGGACGCCATCGACGCTGGCTATACCCAGACCAAATCGGCCTACGTCCTCGCCGAGCAGATGCTGAGCTACAGCAGCAAGCGCGTCGCCAAGTACTACATCGCCAGCGTTGCTTCGCTCTCGAGCGCCGAGCTGACCGCGGTCGAGTCGGCAAATTCGCAGTGGTATGCGATGCTGGTCACCAGCCGCGCATCGGCTGACCTGCAGACCTGCGCCACGTGGGTCGAGACTGTCGCCGCCCGCCGTCACGCGTTCATCGGCGAGACGCAGGACACCGCAGCGTTCGGCGCTGGCCCGTCGGTGCTGTCGATCCTCGAGGCCAGCAACCGCACCCGCAGCTGCATCATGGCGCGCAAGCCCAATCCGCAGACGCTGACCCTGACGATCAGCGATGCGTTTGTGACGCTGAACAGCGTGACGGTCAAGGTCAACGGCGCAAACGTCGGCCCTGTGACCTTCAATGCGACCTCGGACCAGACGCTGGCTGACCTCGCCACCGCTCTGCAAGGCACCAACGAGATCGCGACTGCGACTGTCACGCCTGTCGCTGGTGGCACTGGCAACGACCGCGAGATCGTGATCGTCGCAGATGATCCGCTGGTGCCTGTCGTGATCACTGACTACGCCTGCACGCTGGGCGCATCGCAGAACACGGCTGCAATCGTGCAGACCAACGCTGGCGCTGGCGCTGCCGACGCTGAGCTGATCGGCCTGCTGATCCCGCAGGGTCTGGGCCAAGCGACCGCAGCTGGCAAGACGCTCACGGGCCTCGTCGCTGACGACCTGACGCAGGGCGAGTACCAGAACGCCACGGGCCACGGCGGCAACGTCTACGTGACCTACGGCGTGATCCCGCAGGTGCAGCGTGGCCAGACCAGCGGCTTCGTCGCTCCTGGCGCGCACATTTTCTTGGATACCCTGTTCGTGCGCGACCGCCTCGAGGCTGAGATCCAGTCCGCTGTGCTGGCCGTGCTGGCGCCGCAGGTCGGCAAGCTGCCCTACAACAACAACGGCATCAGCGCCGTGGCTGGCGCAGCGATTGCGGTCTGCAACCAGTTCGTGACCAAGGGCATGCTGGAGCCCTTCGATCCGAACACCGACTGGACGATCCCCGACATCTCGGAGATCAGCGCGGGCGACAAGACCAACCGCAACCTGCCCGGCATCACTGCCAATCTGGTCGGCACTGGCGCGATCCAGAGCGTGGCCATGACCGTCAACATCACCGTCTGATCAGGAGGCTTCCGTGGCTGCTCTTCTCGGCTCTTTCTCGCCCAATGATATCTCGGTGATCGTCAACGGCATCCCCCTCGACGGCTTCGCTGATGGCACGTTTGTCTCCGTCGCATACAACAGCGACGCCGCGACGATGGTTGAGGGCGCCGACGGCAGCCCTGCGATCGCGTTCAAGCGCGGCGCGCGTGGCGCGACCATCACGCTGACCTGCCTGCAGACCTCGCTCGGCAACAACGTGCTGAACGGCTTCCTGCAAGCCCAGAAAT